ACCCTAACTCATATATGAGCGTTGCTCAGTTGGCTGCTCAATCTGGCGACCCACAGTTTGCAATGGCTATTGCTGATGCTGGTAGACAAATGCAAGCTAGTATGGCTACTGCAAGAAAAACAACTGCTGAAGCACAAAAAGCAGAGTTGTCTTTGGCACAAGAAACACAATTACGAAATGAATTGTCTCAATTGCCACCTACTGCAACTGAAGCAGATATTTTGAGTGTTGTTACTAAGTATGGTTCTCCTGATAAAGTATTGGCTACATTGCAAGCATCTACAGATAAAGCTGCTCAACGTGATTTGTTGGTATCTCAACAATCTGAAAGACTTGCACAACAAGCTAGCCTTGCCAAAGATAAACTTGAAGCTCAGGCTGAACAAGCTCGTAAAGACAATGAAGCAAAATTAGAACGAGCAAGAGAGAATAATGCTTCTAAAGCAGAATTAGCAAGAATTGTTGCTGAGGGTCGTCAAACACAAAATGCAATTATGAATTCAATCCGTGAATCATCATTGCAATTGAAACAAGACGCTGCAACTGAAAAGAAACAAGCCGTTGAAAGACAACAGCAAGGTATTGTTGCATCCTTTGATTCTGCATTAGATACATTAAATACTATTGCTACTCATCCGGGCAAGAAGGCGGCAGTTGGATTTGGCGGCGTACAACTTTCTATGATTCCCGGAACGGATGCTGCTGGTTTTGCTGCTCAATTGGAAACATTTAAAGCTCAAACATTCTTGCCACAAGTTCAAGCTCTTAAAGGCATGGGTGCTTTGTCTGATGCTGAAGGTAAGAAACTTACTGCCGCAGTTGGGGCTTTGACTCAATCAATGAAACAATCAGAGTTTGACTCTCAAATTGCAAAGATCAAGCGTGATTTAGAGGCGGCTCGTTCAAGAGTTAGTTCATCTATGAAAACTACCCCTAATGCGCCAACATCTGCAATGCCAGTACCGACAAAACGATGGAATCCGCAAACAGGACAACTTGAGGAGATCAAATAATGCCACAGTATATTCAAGTTGGTAATGACGTAATTGAGTTTCCAGATGGGATGTCATCTCAGGAAATTACTTCTGCATTAAGTGGTGCAAGTAAACCTGTTAATCAACCTGTATCTGCTCCTTCAAGTGGTTTATTAATGGGGATTAAAGAACCTATTAGTGGTGCTGCTCAGTTATTGCCAAAAGGTCTTGAATTCATTACTTCTGCTGGTGGTTTAGCACCAAACCAAGTTAGTCAATTTTTTGGTTCAGAAGCAGAACGTGTAAGAGCAATGAATGCTGCTGAAGAACAAGCATATCAACAACAACGCATGGCTCAAGGAGATACTGGTTTTGATATTGGGAGAGTAGTTGGTAATGTTGTAAGTCCTGCTAATCTTGCTGTTGGAATTCGTGCGGCTCAAGGCGCTCGTGCATTAGGTGCTGGACTTGGAACACAAGCGGCTGTTTCTGGTGCTGCACAAGGTGCTATGCAACCTGTAAATGAACCTAACGCATTTGGTGAAGAAAAGGCAACACAAATTGGAGTTGGAGCTATTTCTGGCAAGGTCGGAGAGGCTCTTGCATCTGCAACAGGTAAGGTTTTAAATCCTATTGCATCTAAGGCTGAACAAACAATGCGTGATCTTGGTATCACACCGACTCCGGGTCAGACCCTTGGTGGTATGTATAAAAAGGCAGAAGATTTTGCTCAAAACTTGCCTTTGATTGGCGGTCAAATCCGTAATGCAAGAGAAAAAGTTTTGTTTGATTTCAACAAGGGTGTAATCAATAAAGCACTTGATAAAGTTGGAGACAAACTTCCTGAGAATGTTATTGGTCGTGATGCTGTTGCCTATGCTGCTGAACAAGTATCTAACAAATACGATGAAGTTTTAGGAAAGATGAGTTTCAATCTTGACTTTAAAACAACCAGCGGAATTCTTGATGCGTTAAACAAAGCTAACTTACCTTCTGCTGCACAAAGAGAAGAAGCAACAAGCGTATTAAACAATGTTGCTTTGAATAAGTTTTCTGGAAAAACCCTTACAGGCGCTGAATACAAGAGCATTGAATCTGATTTAGCCAAGGAAGTTTCTAAGTACAAGAACAGCCAATCAGCATCTGATAGAAATATTGGAGATGCTTTAGATGGCGTTTTAAGCAACTTCAAAACAGAACTTTATCAACAGAATCAAAGATACACGCCTCAATTGCGTAGGATTGATAGTGCCTATGGTGATTTAAAGGTAATGGAAAGAGCTGCGGCCAATACTGGTGCTGAGAATGGTGTATTTACGCCAAAGCAATATAGTGCTGCTGTAAAACAAGCTGACATTACAAGACAAAAATCTGCTTTTGCTCGTGGAACTGCTCGTGGACAAGAGTTGTCTGAAGCTGCGCTTAAAACCATAGGTCAAGATGCAAATTCAACACTTGAAGGAAGATTGGCTATTGGTTCTTTAGGTGGTATTGCTGCTCTTTCAAAGCCAATGGTATCTATCCCTGCATTACTCGGTACATCTGCCTTGTATTCACCTGCTGGTATTCGTGCAGCAGATATTGCCTTACGTCAAAGACCTGATCTTGTTAGAGGCATGGGTCAATCAATATCTGAGTACAGTGGGTTGCTTGGTGGTGGAATAACTCCACAAGCATTGTTGGGTTTGCGTAAAGACTAAGGATACAAAATTGACCCAATCTCTATTTGTCTTCTTGCGGCTGGCTTGGTCAAAAACATCCAAGCTGGCTGTGACCTCTATAAGCAAGCTAAAGAGCAGTTTGTCTCTATTAAGCGCACTGCTGATGAAGTTGTTGCCATTGGTAAAGAAGTCAAAGGAATCTTTGGTTTCTTACGCAACTTTTTCAATTCTGCGCCTACAAGTAATGCTTCTCAACCTTTGGCAAAGTCTAAAAAGTCTGACTATGTTGCTGTTGACGAAACTGAAGTCAAAGCTGGCATCGTTAAGAACCTGAGTGAGTTTTTTAAGCTACAAGAGCAGCTAGAAACGCACATCAGGGAGTCAGAGGAGAAGGCTAGGACTGTAGTCTTTTCTGATGATGTAAACCTGATGGAAGAAGCTCTAAACAGGGTTCTTGCACAGCAGGAGATGGAAAGGTTAGTGGTTCAGATCAGGGAGTGCATGGTCTACCAGTCACCGCCTGAGATGGGTGCTTTGTATTCAGAAGTGTTTGGGATGAAGGACATAATTGCGGCAGAGCAGGAAAAAGCTAGAAAGAAAAGAGATGCAGACCAATGGCAACGCAAGGAAAGAGAGCGTCTACTCCAAGAAAAACAGGCTTACCTACTAGCGACTATCCTATTCCTCCTATATATGTGGTTAATCCTCGGCCTGTTGAGCAAGATTGGGAGAGTGTGATGGGATGGGTTGCTGCTTGTGTGCTTGTGGGTATGTTGCTACCTATTTTGGGTATGGTGTACTTGGATGTGCTTCAAATGAAGCAAGAAGCAAAACAACAGATTGAACAAGTTGAAAAGCTAAGACGTAAAATTGAAAGGAAAGAACGTGATAAAGAGCCTAGTACCATTACTGATAATCCTGTGTTTGACAGGGTGCGACGACCGCTATCGTTATCCTTGCCAAGACCCAAAGAATTGGAGTGATGCTGATTGCAAACCCCCAATTTGTACCGCTTCTGGTACTTGCCCTGAGATGTTAGTTAAACCCGAACAGGAGAAGAAATGATGCCTACCATTGGATATAAACCTAATAATCGCCTTACTTCTGATGAGATTGAAGTCAGAGTATGGGCATTCGTTATCGTAGTCTTGGTGACGATTCTGTTGGCTTCTATGGGTATGTTCCTGTACTCTGTTTCGTTTGTACAACAGCCCATGAATGGAAGTATGGCGGCAATTGACAAGGTTTACACGCAACAGATCAGCACCATTATGGTGTTTATCACTGGTGTTTTGGGTGGTGTTGCTGGTAGGTCTGGTGTCAAGGCAATAGCCAATGCAACTGCCAAGGCAGAAGCCATTGACAATGATGAGCCACCAAAGCCATGAGTTTGCTTAACCCTTGGGTGATACTTGCACTAATTTGCGCTTTTTTGGGCATTGGTGCGGTATCGTACACAAAAGGCGAGGAATCTGAGCGTGAGAGACAACAGCTTGAGATTGCCGCCTTGAATGCTGCTGCTAGGGAGAAAGAACAAGCCTTAGTAGCGGCTGTCAACACTCAGACAAAACAACTTGTAAAGGCCAACAATGATGCCAAACTTCAAACCCAAAAGTTACATTCTGCTCTTGACGATGGCACTCTCAAGTTGCGGATTCCTGTCAAAGCCTCCAACTGCGCCGTATATACCGCCCCAGATACCCCCGTTACCAGCGGAGATAGCGTTCAAGCAACAGCCGAACTTGACAGAGAGACTGCTAAAAATCTTATCGCCATCACAGACGATGGAGACAAAGCCATCAGGCAATTGAATGCTTGCATAGATGCGTATACAACAGTTTATCAAACATTGAACAAAACACGTTAAGATTCACGCTGTTGTCATTGATTTGATTTACTTTCAGACAACTTAACAGGAGTTGTCATGCCAAAGCCAGTTTACAACGATGAAGAATTTGTTGAGATTTGGAATACATACAAATCAGGTAGCAAAATGGCTGCGGCTACTAACATGAGTGAGCGACAGATTCTTAGGCGGCGTAAAGAGATTGAAGACAAGTCAGGTGTTGCGCTGACATCAAGTTATAAACCCGCAAGTTTAAACAGACCTGAGAATCCAGCTAGAAAAGAACTAGGCATTGAGAATGGTGTAGTTATTGTATTTAGTGACGCACACTTTTGGCCTTCTATCCATACAACAGCTTACAAGGGTCTATTGTGGGCAATTAAAGAGTTTCAGCCCAAGGCAGTCATTGCCAATGGTGACGTATTTGATGGCGCTTCTATTAGCCGTTTCCCTCGTATTGGATGGGACTCAACTCCAAGTGTTATACAAGAGTTGAAAGCCTGTGAGATAGCTCTTGGTGAGATTGAAGATACCGCTAAGAAAGCTAGACACAATAGTCAGTTAATTTGGACAATGGGCAACCATGATGCTCGTTTCGAGAACAGATTAGCAGCCAATGCCCCTCAATATGAGTTTGTCAAGGGCTTTTCCTTGAAAGACCATTTCCCCACATGGCATCCATGCTGGTCATGTTGGCCTACCGATGAGGTGGTGGTAAAACACCGCTGGAAGGGTGGTATCCATGCCACACATGGCAACACCTCAATGTCTGGTAAAACGATGGTTACGGGGCATTTACACAGCCTGAAGGTAACACCCTACTCTGACTACAACGGGACTCGTTATGGCGTGGATACGGGTACTCTGGCAGAGACAAATGGCCCACAGTTTATCAATTACCTAGAAGATGCTCCGACCAACTGGCGTTCAGGGTTTGCCATACTGACATTCTATGAAGGGCGGCTTTTGTGGCCTGAGTTGGTGCATAAATGGGAAGATGGAAAAGTTGAATTTAGGGGTAAGGTATATGACGTATGACCTTGTTACTTATCTAAGAGCAGAGATTAAAGAACTGCATAGCATTTTGCTTGAGACTCAGCTTTCTTTGGCTGAAGCAAATGACAGGTTAAACCGCCGATCTGAGCCACTCAGTGAGGAGCGTGTATATACATTGTATAGACGCAGCCTTGACTGGAGACAGTTGGCTAGGGACATAGAAGCAGATCACGATATTGAATAAAAAAAGGGAGTCCGAAGACCCCCTTGTAAGAACAACTGCACTTAAATTATGCCACACGTTCCCACACGATGCCATCTTCGT